CCGCGACACATCGCGGACCAAGCTGCCGACCACTTCGCCGTCGAGGATGAGATCGAAGCTACCAGGGGCGAGGCGTTTAAGGGTGTAGGGCATTGGCAAATCCTGGATCAAAGGCGCAGCATGAACCCCAGCTGCCTTGCCGGCCGCGGGTGTTGCCTGGAGTGGAAAGGCTTCAGCGCTGCACCGCCTCGATATCGTCCTCATAGATCGAGTCCGGTTGGCAGGCGTGCCACTGCTTCTTCTCGTCGGTTTGGCCTTTGCGACCCCAGCAGTAGCCGGCTTGCGCCAGGCGGCCGCTCAGACGGTCGCGGAGACGGCATTGCTCTCGGGCGCCGTCAGCATCTCCTGAGCCCTCACACGCCTGCGAGGCCTTACTTTCAGCCGTCAGCAACTCCGGGACGGTCGGCATCTGCTGCTGTGCGCTGGCACCTCCGGCCGTGGCGACGAGAGCGAGGGCGGTAAGGGCTATGCGCATCCCGGCAGGATAGCAGCCGCAGGGTAGGTGTCGCGCTGAACGCCTTCATGAGCGGTCGCCCCTGGATGGAAGTCCTGAGCGGAGCGATCGCCGTGCTGGTGCCGGTGGCGGTCCTGCGGGGCCTCGCAGCCTCGCGCGATCCTCCACCGGACGGATGACGTGTCCGGGCCTGCGCCCTAGGTACCCGCCCTCACAGAGACCGCTTAGCCCCGCCGGCATCCGCTGCGCGGGGCTTTTTCGTCATCCATTAACCAGCTCACGCTACGACCCGGCCATCGAAGGGGTTCCTCTGGCCCTGACATCACCTCAGCCCGCCCGGTTGCCGACGTGGTGGGCTTTTTCGTGCCTGCCGCCTACCGCACAGCCTGCTAGGCCGGCACGCCAACGGGATGCCCCAGACGGTCCCGCCGAAAGGTCTGGTTGCCGTACCGGATCTAGGTGTCGCCGATCGCCTCGACACAGCGGGCCTTGATCAAAGGGCAGCCCTAGTAGTCGACGCGGACCACGCCGAGGGGCGGGTAAAGGCCGAACAGGCTGGTGGCCATCCAGCCGAGGGCGATGGCGTCCTCGCCGAACCAATCGAGGAAGTCGATCGCCGCCTCGCGTACCAGCGGGTTCGATGGCTGGCGCTTCGATGGCGCGATGCCGCCGGCCAAGGTGGCGTAATAGACGTCGTATCGGACCCTAGCAGCCACTTCGAAGACTCGAGCTTCGCGGGATATGAACTGTGTGTCGATCGCCTGAGTTGTCCCGCGGCAGAGGATCACTCAAGCGGCACGAACTTGTGCACCATTCTTAAACACTGAGATCAAGCGTTCCGGGTGACCGATCAGGTATCCCTGAACGGCATCGCAATCGAGCGCTCTCAGAAGGGCGAGCTGGTTCGCATCCTCAACACCTTCAGCGATCGTCAGAATGTTCATATCACGCCCCATCTGCGTGATCGCTTTGACGACCGCCATCGAATGCTTGTCTTCCAAAGCTGCTGCAACGAAGCTGCGGTCGATCTTGATCCTGTCCAGCGGCAGGTCCCGCAGATGAGCAAGAGACGAGTACCCCGTCCCGAAGTCGTCCATCGCGATCTTGATGCCGAGTTCGCGCAGCGCCAACAAGGTGTGCGCAATTTGAGGCCCGTCCTCGACCAGTGCCGTCTCCGTCAGCTCGATCTCCAGTCTGCTCGCCGGCAGCCCACTTTTCGCCAGGGCGGAAGTGATATGAGCGAGCAGCATCGGCGAACGGAACTGCACGGCCGAGATGTTGACCGCGACATGCTGATCAGTTGGCCAAGCCACAGCCTGCCGGCAGGCCTCTTCCAACACCCAGCGCCCGATCGGCAGGATCAACCCCGTCTCTTCCGCCAACGGGATGAAGGTCGCCGGGGAGACGAGCCCCCGCGTCGGATGCGGCCAGCGAATAAGCGCTTCGAAGCCCAGGATGGTGTCGTCGGCGAGCGCCATGATGGGCTGGTACGCGAGATGGAACTGACCCTCGGACAGGGCGAACCGGATGTCGCTTTCGAGGAGATGCCGGTCGGCGACGGCCTCGATCATCCCAGGGGTGTAGCGTGTCGCACGACCTCGACCTTGGCGTTTGGCCTCGTACAGCGCGATGTCCGTACGCTGCATCAGATCTGTTGGGCTCGCCCGGTCCTCGGTGCTGCACACGCCGATGCTGCAGCCGATCACGATGGTCAGATCGTCGAACGCGTACGGCTTCTCGATCGCGATGACGATGCGCTCGGCCAAGCTCATAGCTACCTCGGCGTCCATACGAGCGATCAACGCCATTTCGTCACCGCCCAGGCGAGCGACGAAAGCGGTCTCCCCCGCCAGCTCGGACAGCCGTGATGCCACGCTGACAAGAAGGCGATCGCCGATCCCGTGACCGAAGGTGTCGTTGACGGCCTTGAACCGGTCGAGGTCGATCAGCAACAGCGTGGAGGGTTGCTCCTCGTCATGCGCTTGCGCCAGGCGTTCGAGCAGCGACCGACGGTTGGCCAAGCCTGTTAGCGGATCGTGATAGGCAAGCAGGGAGATCTCGCGCTGCGCCTGTTTTGCTTGTGTGATGTCGTCGAAGGTGAGCACCGCACCATCCTCGATGGGCTGGCAAGCGATGGACAGGATTCGGCCATCCTCGAAGCTGTGCTCGACGCGAGTCTCGTCGTCCCTGGCCATCCAGGCTCGGTGGTTTGCCAGCACCCTGGCGACGCGGTCTGCCTCCCAACCATTCGCCCGACCCACACCCTCGAGGAAGGCTGCCAAGCTCATTCCTCTGGCCATGTCGCTTGGCGCGAGCTTGAGCATCGCGCAGAGGCGCTCATTGTAGAGTTCCACGATCTCGGAAGCAGATACCTTAAGGATCCCGTTCGACATCTTTTGCAGTGCCGTTGCGAGAACACGGGCGTGTACAGTTTCTTGGGTGTCAAAGCGCTTAGCTGCAGTTAGAGCGAGAAGCGTCCCGAACAGAAGGATAGCGGCGCCTGTCGCGGCAAGAACACTGAGTGCGACCTGTACGCCGGGAAGGAGCTGATCGACGCGCTCCCCGGTCAAAACCGTGCCCGCGATCGAGACGAAATGCGTCCCACAAACCGCGGCGACGATCAGCGACGTGGTCACCAGCCGTGATCCAGTTCGCCCCGGACGCACGAGCGCGAGCGCCATGCAGGCAGCGCCGATCAAGCAGGCGAGGACGTTGAAGCCAAGCGACTGAACCTGGCCGCAGTTTTCCAACGCGGCCATCCCGCTGATGTGCATAACGCCAATACCCAGGCCTGACGCAGCTCCGGCAACAAGGCGCATCCATCCCCGTGGGCATATGATCGAAAGGGCGAATGGTAGGCCTACCGCGACGATTGCTGCAGCGGCAGAGAAGATCGTCGTGTTAAAGTTGTAACTTAAGACGAGATCGGTCCGGTACCCTAGCATCGCCACAAAATGAGTCGTCCAGACACTAGTGCCCGCAACGACGGTCGTTCCAAGCAACCACCATCGCCGGGTGGTTGCGCTACCAACCTCTGCATAGTGTATGAGAGATACCAACAGCCACGCACTGAAGGTGCAAATAGTCGCTGCGGCGACAATAAAGCTGAGGGATTGGCTATCAACTAAGGATATGAGCAGAGATTGCATGCAACAATATTGCGTGCAAAGGGTTTCCTGCGTATTGAAACTTATAGTAAATAAAATCTTTTCGCGTAGCTCTGCGATCACAAAAGCGTCTAAACCCCGCCTCGCCTTGTTCCTACTGTTCGGTCCAGCATTCGTAGCCGGGTGATTAACCGCCCCGAAGGTCCCGATCCGCCCCTCCCCTCCGGCTCGGTCACACCCCGAGCTGGGCGGGTGGCGACGTCCTGCCCTGCCGGTGAAACGAACCAACGTTTCGCCAACGATACGTTGGAACCGGGGGCGAACGTTCTACATCTGTCCTCTCCGATTTCGTCTGCTTTCCCTACTATTTGAAGGAAGTCGTTGCGCTCATAACGGTCTGGTTGCAGGTTCGAGTCCTGCCGGGCCCACCACGACTTTTGCAGTCAATTGAGATAGCTGAGCTTTTTCGTCCTCATCCCGCACCAGGGTAGCCGGTGAGGGATTTCCGCGTGCATCTCGCGCCAATTTCGCTCGGTTCACGGTACGCGTGTAGACGGCACTTTCCCGGCTACCATCAGCCCAGCCGAACAGGGCATTGAGCTGCGCTTCGGTAGCCCCGTCTTCTGCCGCGCGTCGCGCGCCGGCCTTGCGAAGGCCGTGTGCGGATCCTGGAACGCCAGCGGCGCGGCAGGCCTTCTTGAACCAATTTCCGAAGGCCTCTTTAACGAACGGCGTCCCCCTCGAGGTCGCCAGAAACGTAAGCTCTCCCGTCGGTGATTCAGCGATCGTGTGTGCGAGCGGCGGCAGGATCGGCGCCACGACGACGATTCCCGTCTTCTCTGTTCGGATCGTGAATTCGCTACGCCGGACGTGCGGCCGGCCGAGGCGCACAACGTCGCCGCGCCGCAGGCCGGTATAGAGCAAGAGGTCGAGCGCCAACCGCTCCCTGGTGCCGACAGGCCAGCGCATTTCGAATTGCGTCACCTCATCGTCTGTCCAGGCGTGGAAGCCCGACGCGTCGGATCCAAGGCTGAGAAGCTTGATGCCCTGTGTCGGGTCGGCTTTGGCGTAGCCCGCGCCTACAGCCCAAGCGAACAGAGCACGCATCGATTTCAGGAAGTTGTTCGCGGCGAACGGGCGATCGCGTCGACGGTCTCGGCCTGCGAGGATGGCACGCCGATCGATCGCTTTGACCGGTTCGGTGCCGGCCGTCTTCTCAACCTGGCGAAAGAATGAGTGCCGCTGTTTCCGCGTGGCGGGCTTGAGGTCAGACCATTCGCCCGTGGTTAGGTATTGCGCGATGAGCCACGCCAGAGTGCCGGCGGCTGGTCCCTTGGTTTGCGCAATGGGACGCCCCTCGATGGCGAGGCGGTAATCGCTCCAGAATTCCGGGCTGTCGTAGGGATGGCGCATCCGCACGCGCGGCCCCTGCCCTACCCGGACGTACCAGAGCGGTTTTCCGTGACGGGAGATTTCTCGAACGAGATGCGGCGGTCGTGGCTTCGGCATGTCAGCGTTCATAGGACCACCACGCGGTCTGAGTCGGCAACCTCGTCGCTGCAATGAGCTTCCGGCCCCTGTCCAATGCTCGGCGACGTCTCAACGCTCACGCCGTCGGATCGAACGACAACGCGGACCACAGGCAGGCCTGACGCTTGGACAGCACGGATCACGCGCGCGATGTCAGCTTGCGTGACTGCGGCAGCGCGACGAGGCATGCAACCAACCCTAGGTAAAGATGAGTCTGGTGGGTCAACAGATTTGGGGATCAGATCAACCCAACTGTCATTCGCTGAAGATCTTGAAAGAATTTGTAGACCGCGTTGGATGATTGACCGTCTGTGGATGAATTGCTTTGATCTGATCCAGCGATACAATCGCGCTATCAGCAAAATCGACCACGTTGAATTCACAGATAAATATTGTCTTGCAGGTCTCTGTTGACTTGAATTAGATTGACAATGATCAAAAGCTATATCCAACTCAGGGTAAGGGTGGGGGGGTGTGAATGAGGTTTTCTGAGTTCTTCGGCCTTGGAAAAAAACAGGCTGAGCTGGATTTCGTCGATATAGATATCGATTTAGATACCAGGCTTTTCATAGATCCATATGCAATAAAAATTCGCAATGACAATCTGTCTCAGGAGTTTGCGCATCATATTGTAAGTTTTTTTGAAGACGTTCTTCGCAGTTTGCGAGATGGTGACGAAGAACGGGCTGAGTATCTGACGAGCAACCTTAGAGAGCCGCAGGAGACATTTTTAGGAATGTCCCGCGCGCAACCTCAGGGGCGAGGAGTGGGGCCTTTCAATGCAGAGCAGCTCTTGTACGCGCTTCGCAACAGTCGCGCGATTAAGTCTGGATTGTTGAGTGACTTGGCAGACGCCGAGCTATTTATTGAAGGAATTGGCCCTGATAAGATATCCGACCTTACAACTAATATAATACGAGCGCCGCTGATTATTTATACTCAACAGCAATGTGAGCTTCTAGGGGTGCCATACGCAAACAACGTAGCGGTTGCTCCCGTTTGGGATCCTGACGCTAGAACTTGGGTGTCTGGATATCAAAATCTTCCAATCGTGAATGGCACTCCGGTGATTTTAGTGCCGAAAGTTGTAGTTCGTCGAAAGTTGTCGCTAAATAGTCAGGAGTATTACAACTTCCACGTTGTGAATTTCCTGCAGGCCGAGCACCTTGCCCGGGGGTCTGGCTTAGTAAAGCTGCTCAAAGACGGGACGCCAAAAGTTTCCAAGAAGGATGTGATTAGAGATACGCCATTTTCAAAGGAATTCTTGGCCGATATGACGCAAAAAAACCCTCACATACTTGAATTCTATAAAGGCTTGAAGGGAGCTCAGGGGGCAATTTCGTCTCAAGGGTTAGATCCGGATTTCAATCCCCGCCATCTAGCGTCTGAGCTTATTGAAAGACTGCGAGGCATACCTACTGGCGATAAGCACGCAACCGAATATCAGCATGCTATTGCAGGTATCGTCACGTTTTTGTTTTATCCGGATCTGATTTCTCCGATCCTCGAGCAACCGATGAGCGAGGGGCGCAAACGCATTGATATTGTCTATACGAATTGGGCAACGGAAGGATTTTTCGGCACGCTCAAGAAATCTCCTCAAACACGCGCACGTTATATAATTGTCGAATGCAAAAACTACGGTAAAGATATAAAGAACCCCGAGTTTGACCAGCTTATCGGCCGATTTGGTCCGGCACGGGGTCGATTTGGCATCATCGCTTGTAGAACTAACGACAATAATGCAGCGGTAGAGAAGCGCTCGAGAGATGCAGTTAGGGAGGAGCAAGGTTTGATTATGGTTTTGGAGGACCACGATTTTATTTTCATGCTCGACTGCATCGTAAGGAGCAACAATAATGAAATGTACAGATATCTTGAGGCAAAGTATCGAGCAATTGTTTTTTGATGATCTAGATATTATTTTGCGCCACAACGTGATAGCGTTGGTTTACATCCTCAACGACGGCCCGCAGATTCAGCACCACGTAAGACCGCGGAAGCTGCGGACGCGGCGTCTGCCAATCCATCATCCATTCCCGCTCATCGTCCAGGGCGTAGAGGGCGATGCGGTCGGGCAGGCTGTTGAGGTCGCCATCCCAGCCGACGTGAGCCTTGGCGCACGCCAGAAGGGATTCGGAAAGGATCGCACCGCGGCCGGATAGCTGCATTCCGAGGGACGCCATTTCCCGGATGATCGCGAGATGCAGGCAATCCCAGAAACCGAACCGGCGGTGCTTACCCTCGCCGGAGGTCTGCCGGTTCCAAATTCGGCGGCTGGTCCAATTTGAAATGGTGCCGAGCTCGACGCCGGAAATCTCGCTCAGGCGCGCTAAGCGGAATTTGCCAGGTTGCATTGGTCCAGGTGGTGCTGGATCGGGCCGGCGGAATTTCTGCGGGATCACCGAGGCGGCACCCTGCGCGGTATGCATCATGTGCGCGTTCATGGCGATGTCCTAGTCGTTACGGGCTTGTGCTGAGAGCCGCGCCGCCACAGCATCGTGCGGTTGCGCCGAATCATAGGAGTTGCGGAAATGAAGCCGCCGAAACAGGTTCCGATCAGCGACCCAAGAAAGGTGGCCGAAACCTTCGCCAACGTTGCAGTTAGTGTCTACCTAACGGGCGGCAACGTGCACGTGACGCTAGCAGTCGAGAGGCCCATGTCCGGCCCAGGTGAGTTCCGGACTGAGAAGGAGATTATCGCTCGACTGGTGATGCCGGAAGCTGCGGCAAAACTGATGGCGGAAGGTATCACGCAGAGCCTTTCCCCAGCGGGCCGCGCTCCATTTGGTGTCAAACATAGCTGATCCTCTTAGCCGGCCGCCCGTCGCATGTATTCTGTCCGCTCGATAAAGGTCCGGTCTCGCTCGTCGTTGTTCTTCGCCAGCGCCTTGGTGAGGGCCACCGAGACCTCCTCCCGAGTGAGGGTCGAGCCCCGCAGGTCGATGTTGTAGCTCCGGGCGTCGGTGCGACTCTGAGAGTTCGAATTCGCCGGACCGGCCATCGCGACCGGGATCCGCTTCCCGTCCGGCAATGGCACATAGGCCTCGTTCATCCGGCCCTCTCCGAAGATCGCCATCTGCGGCGAGTTCGCGACACCGCCATTCGAGTAGGTGTGCAGCGGGATCTGGCCGTTGGGACCCATGATACCGCCGTTGGCGAAGCCGAAGATCTTGCCGATCGTGCCCAGGAAGCCACCGGTCTCGAGCGTCGGCCCCTGAGCACCGGGCGCCGGAGCATTGGCAGAGGCGCCACCACCGCCGCCGAACAGGCTGCTTAGGAACCCGCTGCCGCCGAGGATGCCGGATCCGGACGTGCCGGCCTTTCCGAAAATGGCATCCGTCAGGGACGTCGACGCTAGGTCGAGAATGCGGCTCTGAATTTTGCCGATGGCGTTCGCGAAGGTGGTGGCCGCCGTGGTTCCCCTCGAGATATCGTTGAATACCCCGCCGAAAACCTCCTTGCCGGTGCTCCGAACGCCGTCCATCGTCTTCATGGATTCCCGAAGCGACTCCTGTTTCTCGGCCGCATCCGCCGCCTTTTGCGCATAGCCCTGAATTTCGGACGTAAGCGCCGGCGTGATGTCCCGCTCAGCCCGTTTTGCAGCCGTCAGTAATTCGGTTTCGGTCCGGTATTTCGCAACCGCCGCGGCGCCCATGCCGTAGGTCGCGGCGTCTTCCTGCTGCCGCCGGACGCGATCGTCGATCGATTTCAGGGCCCGGTCATATTCATCCTTCTCTTCCCCCTTCGAGCCGCCGCCGGATTTCTCGGATGCGTTGGCCAGGGAGAGCCGTCCGGCCATGTTGATTTGCGACCGGGCGTCCGATCCAGGAATTGCCTTGCCGATAAGATCGAACGCTTTTTGGCGCTGCGCGACCAGGGCTTTTTCCGCGTCGGTCTTCGCGTTCACCGCGTCGAGCTGCAGTTGATTCCCGCGCCGGGTCATTTCCTCCGACGAGACCAGCTTGCCGTTGGCGTCGACCATCGTCTCGATCGCGCGCGTTACGCCGAGGTAGGCGGTCTCCGTCTGTCCGAAGTCGGCGAGCTTGCTCCGGGCCAGCGGATCCGCGATGGCCTCGGATAGCTGGCTCTGCTGAGTCCGTAGTTCGGAGAGCCGGGCATAATTCGGATCGGATGTGCGGGCGATGTTGCCGGCCACCTTGGATGCGCGGTCAGCCCGCTCCTCCGCCGCTCGCGCCGCCGCCTCGCGCTGCTGCGTGTCGAGGATCAGGGCGGCGGTGTCCCGCTGCGTCACACGTGAATCACCTAGCCCGAGCGGCTGCATCCCGACCGCACCGCGGATATTGTTGGCCTTGTCGATCTCGGAATTGAGCCGGATCACTGCCTCCTGCGCACCCTCCGGCGCGATCCCGAGCTTGATGCCAGCGATGCGCTTGGCGGCCTCCCAGTATCCGTTGGCCGCGGCCGTCGCGGTATTCCAGGCCGCGGCCCATCCGGTGGTGCTGGTGGCGTTCGCGTCAATCGTGGTCTTCAGATACTCCGCCGCGGTGGCCTGTGCGCCGGATTTATCGCCCTGCTCCATCTGCGTGGCGATGAGCTGGCGCGTCTTGTCATCGAGGCCCCCGAGTTTCGCCGCGATGGCGTCGGCGCCGGTGCTCAGGTCAGAGAAGGCGCGGGCCAGCTCCGCGGTGGCCTCCTTCGCATCCTGGCCCGTGACGCGGGCATATTCGGACGTGCTCTGCACCAGTGTACCGTAGACAGACGTGCTGATCTGGCCAGTCTGATTGAAGGCGGCGACCATTTCGCGGGCGGACGACGTAGACGCCTTGCCGGCCGCCGCGTTCGCGAGGGCGATGCCGTTCAACGCCTCTGCGGTGGCGCCGGTGGCGCGGCCAAGGCCCTGCGTCGCGGTCTCTAAGATTTTCTGATCGGAGGCCGCCTGCGTTGCAGCGAGCGCGAAGCCTGCTCCGAGGGCGGCAACCGCCGTTGCAGCGACTGTGAAGGGCGTCACGAGCCCCGCCGCCGTCGCCCCGAGGTCGGACAGGCCCGCCTTCAGGCCGCCCTCTCTGTCGGCCAGGTGCTGCACCACGCCGACGCCCTGTTGCAGCGCGACCGATCCGAGGCCGGCGCCCGCCGTCAGGCTCGATGCGCCCGAGAACGCACTGTATTGAACGAACATCTTGTCCCGGCTGTCCAGGCCGCGCGCCGCCGCCGGGTGGTTGTCGTTGCCGCCCGCTTGGGGAAAATATTTGCGCTGGGCCGCCTCCAAGGTGGCCGCTCGCTCCACGGCACCGATGACGCCCTGGCCCTGCGCACGGTCGAGGGTCTTCTTGACCCTCTCGTACTGGCTTTCCGCCCTAGCAGCGGCGTCGACGGACTCCCGCACCTTCTGATAAGCGGCCGCCGCGGAAAGCTGGCGCTTCGACGCCTGTTCGGTGACGTTCGCCGCCGCCTGCGCGGACTGTCCCATCCGATCCTGAGCGGCAGTGACCGCCGCAGCGTCAGAGCGAACCTTGTCGGCCCCCTCGGATTGATAGCGCACCGTCATGGTGCGGATGGTGTTGATGCTCGTCGGCATGTCGTGATCCGATCAGGCGGTGCCGGCAACTGGCCGGAGGATGAAGCTTAGGGCACGGCACTCCGCGGCAACGGTGCGGCGGAACGACAATAGGAATTTCCCGACCCACGCCTCGGGGATGCCGGCCGCGCGGTATTCGGCCGCCATGCTCTCTGCGGCGCTCAACATGCGCTGCGTGAGGCGGTCGATGTGCTCGACGTCGTCCATCTCCGCCTGGCTGAGCGAGTTCATGTGCAGCCGGAAGGCTTCCATCGCCTCGACAGCCATCGCGTGGCCGGCATTCTTCAGGTCGCGGCGTGTGCGAAGCGGAATCGTCATGCGTCGAACCGCACGTAATCGGCGAGAAGCTGTGCAGCCTCCGGCGAGGCGAGCCGATCGCTGGTGCCCGGCACCCACCAGGAGGTTGAGCCGACTCCCTCGCTGTTCTCCGTCTTCACGGTCGGATCGCGGCCGCGGAGGCTCAGGTAGCTCGATAGAAGCATGATGCAGGCGCGCTCCACCGACTCAGGCAGGGTCGGCGCTGGCGCTCCGGCGTCGTCCTTCGGCAGGACGTACCCGGCGCGGTAGTCCGCGATCAGGCCGCCGCCCCACCACGGCAGAGGCGAGCCGTAGGGGTCGAGCCTCTGCAGACGGCCGGTCCGAGAGTCCTGCGCATATTCGGCCGGCGGGATGAGATCGCCGGAATTGCGGACCGAGAGGATTTCCACCACGGGACCGCGCCCGAGGATCGGGCCGTCGAGACGGGTGTCGTTGCACGTGAAGCTCTCGCGTACCGTCTCGATCGCGAATGGTCGACGGCAATAGTCCACGATGGCGCGCGAGGCCTGTCCGATCAGTACCAGCGCAGCGGCATCGTCTGTGGTGGCGAATCCAAGAATGGCCCGCGCCCGCGCAACGGTTGTCAGGGCCGTTGAGGTTGCGGGAGTAGTGACGATCAGCATGCCGATCACCTCGCCTTCGGAGGCCGGCCCGGGCCGCGGCGTCCAGGGGCAGTCGGGGCCATCGTCTCGGAAGCCGGGGCCATCTTGTTCGCGGGGGCCGGAGCGGGCTTCACGATCACCGCTACCGGCACCGCGCGCTCGACAAGGCCATTCTCGGCAAGGGCGCGGGCGCGTTCGTCATCCACCACGATCATGTCGCCGGGATTGACGATGCGGTCGTGATGCTCGTTCGCAAAGGGGCGTAGGACTCGAACGGTCGGCATGCTTTTTTCCTCGATCGTGGGAGGTCCGGCGGACCGGGCCTCCCGAGTTGTGAAGTGCGCGGGAACGGGCGGATGTCAGAAGCCAGGGATGTGACCGCTGTTGGCGGGATCGCTGAAATCCAGCGTCCCGCCGCCGCCTACTGAGGGGACCGGAAGCTGCCGTAGATGACGCCGGCCGGACGCTTCACCGCGAGGGCGAGACGCTTCTCGGCGCGCACCGTCAGGGTGTTCTTGATGAAGTTGTCCCGGTCCTCGCTCGACACGACCACCTCGGCGTCGAGGCGGTCGAAGATCTGCGCGGAGGTGCCGAGCGAGCCGACCATGAACTTGCCCTGCGGCATGGCCGGGGTGATGGCCGTCGGCAGATCCCAGATGCTCCGACCCTGCAGCGTGCCGAACGGGCCGTTGCCGAGGTACTGGCCGTTCTTGTCCTTTGCGGAGATGATCTGAGCCCAATCGACGGTGTTCAGGATCATGCCCGTTGCCGGGAGCAGCGCGAGTTCGGCCTGAACGATGCCCTGGAGCAGGGTATCAATCTTATCTGCGGCCGAGCCCGCCGTAGCGTCGGTGGTCAGCCCGACCGGCGCCGCGAACGCCGTCGCCTGCGTCGCGAGGCCCTTCAGGTGCTCCCCGGTTCCATCACCGAACAGGAGTTCCTGTTCCTCCACGTAGTCGAGGCCGTAGCGGAGTTCGCCATCGATCATGCTCTCCATGCCGAGCACGTCGTCGAAGGCCTGCCGCGTCACCGGGATCCAGTGCGCGATGGTCTTCACCGCCGCCGTATCGGGCGCGAAGGTGATGTTGCTCTCGGGCTTCTGAGCGCCCTCGGCGACCATTGCGGCGTTGTTCACGAAGCCGGTCTGACGGACGAAGTAGATCAGGTTACCGCTCGTGCGCCCGGGCTGGAGAAGCTGACGGACCGTGAACGGCCGGTGCGGCAGCATGATCGGCTGGCGCTGGATGTCCGGCGCGATCAGCGAGCCGGCGGAGCCCGGCGCCGAGGTGATCATCTTGACCTCGATGCGGTGCGAGCCGCGCGCACCGTTGCCGACGAAGCTCTTGAACTCAGCCGAGCCGGTGACGCGCTCGCCGAGGCCCTTCACCTCTGGCTCGCCGCCGGGCCGGCGGGCGCCCTTCTGTTCGGCCTCCAGCACGCGGGCAGCCAGGTCCTCGATGTCCGTGCGGGCCTTCTCCAGCGCGCTCTTGGTCTCGGCGAGGGCCTCGCCGTGCTTCTTGGTCTCGGCCGCCGCCTTTTCGGCGAACTCGCCGAACTCCCGGTTGCGGGTCTCGAGTTGCTTGGCGAGCGCGGTGAAATCATCGTCCCCGCCGCGACCGCCGGCGTCCTTGGTACGGAAGCCGCCGCGGTAATCGCGATGCGGGATCATGTGTGCGTGAGCGTTCATTGTCTTTTCCTGTTTTCAGATGGAGGGAAGTCGATAGGAGCCGGCCGCCTCGATCAGGCGGGCGACGGCGCTGCTATCCGCCTGTGGCTGGCCCGCCTCCCGGCGGGTCCAGGCCTTGAAGCCGTGAGCGGCGATGTCCGCGGCCTCGGAGCGCGAGAAGCCCTTCTCCCGAAGGGTCGACTCGAACTCGCGATCGGTGATGCCTTCGCCCGCGGCCAGTTTGGCCTTCACCACGTCGATGCGGGCTTCGGAATGGGCGGGGTCGGTGACGATGGATGCCTCGACGAGCTCGATGCCCGTCAGGGTGCGGATGCGCTCCACGTCGTTGAAGCTGTCGGCGGTGACGAAGTAGCCGATGGACAGGCCTGAGATGCAGCCGGCGGTCATGCCGCGCTGTGCGATCCGGGCGTAGGGCGCCACGTCGAGCCACAACGTGCCCTCGCCGAACAGGCCTTTTTCGTCCTCCTCAAGCCGGGTCCAGGCGCCAATCGGCTCGTCCATCCGGTGTTGCCAGCACACCGGCACGGTGCGACCGGCGGCCTTCGTGGCGGCGAGGCTCGCCGCGAATGCGCCGGGGGCGACGACCTCGCGGTAGCTGTCCGGTGTGCCGAACACCGAGACGTGCCCCGAGAACCGGCCCTCGGCGTCGGGGACGGCCTTGATCGACAGGGGGAAGGCGCGGCGTTTCACGTTCACTGGCGAATGTCCTCTTCCGAGGTGGCGGGGTCGCGTTGCGCGGCGCCAACGAGGGTGCCGAGCTTGTCGAGGGGCAGGAGGTTCGATTGCGCAGTGAGCACGTCGCCACCGTCGACCGGAGGCAGGTTTTCCAGCGCCCGGATCTCGTTTCGCGTGCGCCAACCATTCTGAGCGGCCGAAGCGTAGAGCTTCCCACGCGCCTCGCTGTCGGCCTGGAGCAGCCCATCGCGGGCGAACTCGCACCACACCTTGCCGCGGTCGGCCGGCGCCAGGAGCGCCCGCGTGGCGCTCTGCTCGATCCGGCCGAGCAAGGGTCCGAGCCCGGTCGTGAGCCATGCCCGGATCAAGGACTCGATGCCGGAACCCCAGGCTGTTACACCCTCGCCGGTATGGCCGATCAGCACCGATGGGATATTCCCCATCAGACGGCAGATCTCCTGGATATGCAGCCCGCGGGATGCCAGGAGTTCGGCATCCTTCAGCGGCATCGTCACCGACTGCCAGGTGAAATTGCCCTCTAGAATGCCGACGCGGCCGGTATTCTCTGCGCCTTGCATCGGCTCGACGAGCGCCTTGCGGGCCTGCTCACGCTGAGGGGCATCAAGCGGCTTCTGAGAGATGAAAAAGCCGCCGGGCTTGATCCCGTTCGCGAAGGTGCGCGCCGCGGCCTCATCGGTCGCCAGGGCCAGCCCGAAGGCCTGTCGACCATATTGAACTGCGGAAAGACCGAGGTCGCCGCCCAGGCTGAAGGCTTTCAAGTGCCACACGTCCTCAGCCGTGTAGGTCTCTCGGCCTCGGGGATCGGCGTATTCATATATCAGGGCGTATGTGTTCGGATCACGCCGAACGGTCATAAGATCAGGGCGCAGGATCGTCAGTGCCCGCACCTGCCCCGCCGTCTTCGTCTTCAATGCGAAGGCGTTGCCGAACAGCATGGTGCACGCGACCATGCCTTCGAGGAATTCGGCCGGCGTCTGGTCTGCGTTGGGCGACTGTCGCAGCACGACAGCCATCGGATGGTCGGGGATCCTCTGGCGTGATCCATCCGGCGACTCGCGATAGACGTGCACCGGGAGCGTCGAGACGGTGGTTGCGGTTAGGCGGATGCAGGCGAGCGCGGTTGCAATCTGCATCACGCTATCCGGCGTTACCGCCTTGCCGGTCCAGGATTCAAAGCCGCCGAACAAAGACCAGAAATTCTGGCCTCGCTCGTTATAAGCATTCCGCAAGGTTAGTGTGCGGCCGAGGAAAGATAGTAGACTCATCAGCCCCAAACCATATTAGCGAGGAAGTCGTTGACATCTACGCGAGGTGCCGCCTGAAACCGCTTGGCGAGGGCCAGCGCCATGATGGCAGCAATCGCGCCGTCAATCCGCACAGGCCCGCGGCCGTGGGACTTGTCCTTGTCGAGCTTCATGTTGCCGGCGGGATCGGAAACCGTGATCGCGTTGACCACGCTCGCCGTCAGGACCGGATGGCCGCCATGGCGCAGGCGCCCGGTAAGGGCGAGTTCCGCGAACCACTCAATTGCCGGGGACATCGAAGAATATCCCTGCCCGAAAGCCTCAAGCGGGACCGGGAAATCAGCATCAATGTCGGCAAGATCCTGTTTGAAGTCGTCGATCCGCCACCTGTCGTATCCGATGCACTGGATATCGAATTCGCTGGTCAAGGCGGCGATCTGCGCTGCAACGTGACCATATCGAATCGTGGGTCCAGGCACGGGGATCATGAAGCCGTCGCCGATCCACCCCCGGAAGCGTTCCTGCTCCGCTGGCCGCCGGGCGCCAAGCTGATCCTGCGGCGTCCAGAAGAACGGCAAGAGGTCGAAAACCGGGATCTCATCATCCGATGGAAAGGCCAGGACGAAGGCCGTCAGGTCGTGTTTTCCGGACAGGTCGAGCGCCCCAAAGCACGGTCGGCCGGCGAGCGCGGCACGATCGACAGGGAGGTTGCCGCGCCGCCACGTTCCGACCGTCACGACTCGCGCCTCCTCATTCGCGTCGACCCGCTGATTGAGCCGGAGGTTTCGGAACGACGGCTCGAAGGCCGGCATCCGGCGGGCTCGAGAAGCGGCCTCGCGCATCTCGGCGAGCGAGAGGTATTTCCCCAAGGCCGGGTTGCAGGCGAGCCACGTCGCCTCGGCGAAAGGGTCCGCCTCCGGCGGCGCTGCCAGCAATTGGACGAACAGGGACGGGTCATCGCGCCTGAGGCCGTCGTCGATCATCTGCGATAGGGCGTGATCGTCCCCGGGCGCCTGTGTGCTGATGATGAGGCCGAGCCCCTCGGCGCGCTTGCCAAGGCCGTTGACGAGGTTGTCCAGCAACACTCGGTCACGGGCTTGGGCGAGCTCGTCATAGGCGAACAAGGTCGGCGCCAGACCGTGCGCCCGGCGCGCGTCGGCAGAGAGCGCCTCATAGGTCGAGCCCTTGCCCTGCCCGCTAAGCACCTCGATCCGCTTCGTGTGGCGCAGGCAATTGGTCCGGACGGCGAATTCGGGAACCGTCTCGACGATGGCCTCGATCTCATTGAAAATGATGCCGGCCTGAGCCCGGTCGATCGCCGCCGAATAGACCTCGCCGCGCGCCTCGCTCTCAGGGCCGAGCAAATGGGCGAGACAGATGCCGGCGATGAGGCCGCTTTTGCCCTGGCCTTTCGGGGCGCTCTGGATCGCAATTCGGCGCCGGCGCAGGCCCTTCGAGTCCAAGTCGCCGTACACCTCCATCACGAAATCGCGCTGGAACGGTAGGAGCCGCATGCGCTTGCCGGCGAGCGGACCCTTCGTGATCGGGAGCCATTGCAAAAATGCGATGACGCGCTCCGGCCGAGACAGCCCTTTCCGCTCCCAAGGGAGTCGACGCTTGCGGGCCGAGAGCGCCTCGATCGCCTCTCGCCGCCGGCCCGATCCGGGCCCTCGAAGCGCCATCAGCCAACCCGGTCGCTGCGAACTAACTGCAAGGAAGCTTCCGAAGGCGGTCTAGAAGGGTTGCCCTCGTCGCTTTCGACCCGCCTACCCCGTTCGGCCTCCGATGCCGCTGCCAGCGCCTCCGACACGGCGATGGCGGCCTCGTCGGTCCATCGTGCCATCGCGCGGGCATAGGCCAGCCGTGGAGCGTCCTCGGCGGCCTCTGCCGCGTCTACGTCGACGTGCATCACCGGCACGCGGCGCACCACGTCTGCCAACCACTCCAACTCGGTCATTGGCTTAGTCCGGGCGGTTGAAGGGATGGCGGGGATCGGTCGGCAGACCATCGGCGCCGATTTCATCGGAGTACCCGTGGCACTCGATCTGCCGCTTGGTCTGGTCGTGGTGTGGCTGGCAGAGCCCCTGCCAATTCCCAGCCGTATCCCAGAACTTGGCTTGGTCGCCGCGATGCGGCTCAATGTGGTCGACGACAACGGCGACGGTCTGCCGGCCATCACGGGCGCACATGCGGCAGTGTGGGTTGCGAGCGAGGTAGGTCGCGCGCGCCTTGCGCCACCTCGATCCGTAGCCACGTTGGGCCGCGGTCGGCCGCGTCACCCGCGAACCTGCAGCTCGAGGCGGACCAGTTCGCTGTTCTCGTAGAACGCGGCCACCGCCTGCACCGACCGCAACCGACCCTGGATCGTCACCTGGTCGAGGTTCTTCGGCACCAGCGTGCCAGTCGCCTTGCCGGGCCATACAGTCGGCGAGACAGCCAAGAGCGAGGTCGGCGAGGCGATCACCTTGCTATCGCCCTGCACAACGCCGCCCGACAATTCCTCCGGCTTATAGCCCCGGATCAGAATTCGAAGCGGAGCCTCGGCGTATGTGGCCGGCGACGTGCCGATCGCGCGCCGGATCACGGCATCCTCGCCACGCCGCGCCAGGGAGCGGTCGAGGCGGTCCCGACTGTTGTTCTGTGCCATGGGTCAGGCCTTCGCCGGCACAGGGTCGACGCTGGCGCCGAATGAGCGGGCGGCATCGCAGGCCGCCTTCGTCATGGCATCGCGAAGCGGCGCGCTATCAATCCGCATGCCGGTCGCGATCCCGTCGTGGCGCTGAGACCGCGGCGGCGAGACCAGCATCTTGCCGTTACCCTCGCGGTAGAGCTGGCAGGCGAACAGAGTGAAGCCCGGAATGGTGATGTCGAACGTGCACACGATGCCCGGATCGGAATTGCCGTCGAGTGCGCGGTTCGAGATGCGAACGCCCAAGATGCGGACCGGAATTGGCTCGCCGGCCATTACGCGGCCACCGCGTCGGAAAACGCGATCTTGTCGAGGGCGGCGACCAGTTCGGCCACCTGATCGTCGGTGAGATCCTGGTCGGTCGCATGGGACAGGATCGCCAGCGGCGTCACCCGGACACCGGCGCTGGTGAGATCGTAGATGATGCGGGCGAGCGGCGACGGCGCCGCCGGGATCGTGACGCGGGGTCCGAACATCATCGAAGCCTCCTGAATTCGACATGGCGAAGCACCGCGCGGAATTAGCGGGCGGTGCGGGCCGAATTAATTGTCGAGGGGTGCCGCGCTGCTGCAGTCGCAATTCGCGGTATTCCCAACCGTATCAATTGATCCGGACGGATCGCAACCGCCGTTTCCGGAAATCACCTCATTTGATTTCTGGCAGCGCGCTGCTAATTGCCGGTGGGGTCTATTGCTTTAGGCTTCCTTTGCGACAATGCGGCGCGTCCTAATAACGGCGCCGTGCAGGGGCGTCGAAGGCTTCGGATGAGCTCGGGGAGCCGGAAGGGCGTCGAAGCCCGTCAGCGGTCCCCGCATTAGCTCCCCGCGCCTATCCCGATCAGGTGATCAGCCCCACGACGATGCCCGATAGGCGTCATCCGGGTCGGCCCTCTCTTGGTTGAGAGAGGGAGAATTGCCGTTTAACGGAATTGGCCGCTCCTCAATTACAGGGGCGTCCAATTTGTGCTCCTGGCAGAATGGCCAGAGCTTGCCGCCGAGTGCGTGTCGCTGCTCAACGACGGCAGGGGCGCCGCAATCAATGCACAGTGCGGGCTCTGTCCGTGTCGGACCCTTAGCTACATCCTGAACCCTACTGGTAGAGTCTCCATAGGTAGACCTCTTAGGTAGAAGGGGGGGTGATATGGCCCCCTTATCCGGGCACAGATTCCCTGCCTTCGGTCGGTCGATAAGGGGGGAAATTCGCCCGGTTAATTGCACCTGCAGCGCGACGGCCTTCGCCTCGGAATGCTCCCGAGCATTGCGCAAAGCGAATTCGACCTCGCGCTTTTCGGCAGCATCAGCGAGGCGTTTTTCAATTTCTGGAATGCGGGTGTCGAGGAATAGATAGCGGGTCGGTCGACCGCGCTCGCCCTCAATGGTTCTGATCCAACCGAGCGATTCCAATGCGCGGCGGAAATTGCGCAGCTTCTTGGCATCCGTTCGCGGCAGGTGATCAATTAGCGTGGCATCGCCAACCTTCGCCCAGCCGGTTTTGGCGTGGACGAATTGCGCGACCCGAAATGCAATTCGGAAATGGGCCTCGGTGACGTCCGAGTCGGCGCTCATGAAGCGCAGCACCCGGAATAGATCAACGACGTCTTCCGGCCTTTGGGTTGGCGCTTTAGGCCTTTGCTCCGGCATCGCGACGATCCACGGCCGCCGGCTCACGACCGGTTGGCGAATGGGGTGTCCCGTCGTGGCGGGCGAGTTCGTCGGCGGCCTCGATTGCGTCGAGCAACAGGCGGATGGCCTGGCGGGCCTGCGGCAGGGTCAAGGCGATGGTCTCGCCCTCCCCCTGGTGCGCAAGGATTCGAAGGTCGACGAGCGGCTGAGTTCCGAAGCGGTATCCGGCGACCGTGAGCTTGCGACGTTCCAGCCCGGTTACGGCGGACTTGAAGGCGCGATCGTTACGGCCCGGGTTTGCATGTGGCGTGGTGCGCATGTCAGCACCTCAAGGTTTTTTCAACGGATCCGAAATAACACGAAATCTGTTTCAATTGCGACCGCCTCGGATGAGGCGGTCGCCGGAACCTGTGATGAGCACAGGTTTACCGGTCAGTGCACGACCAGCGCGAGCGGCACGCGAGGATGCGGGGGCAGGGTCGCCGGAAGGTGTTCGAGGCCCACGACGCGGGACCGGAAAATCCACTCATCCGGATCATCCGGTTCAGTGCTGCCGGCCTGGAATACGCCACGGGTCGTGCCGGCCTCGTCCTCAAGCACGTAGAGGTAGACGAGGTGCCATGCGGCATCAGCGGCCCAATTGCGGCGCCTGGCGACGTGATAGCCGTGCGAGAGGGCGCGACCGCGGATCGGAACGAAGCTCAGCCCGTCGGCCGGTATGGTGTTGGTGGACGTCATTTGGATGGTTCTCGCTGGTGGAAAGGCCTGTCACAGCCCCACCGCGCAACGGACGCGGCAGCCGGGGGGTGACAGCTCGCCAGCGAGACGAGCCGGACGCTTTTAAGCCTTTCAGCTCTGGACAGCACGCCCGCCCCCGGCCAATATGGCCGCGTTCGGTGCCGCGCTGCCAAGCGCGTCCGTTCCGACCCCGCCAAGGGTCGAGTATCTGCCGCTGCGGTCCCTGCCAGGGGAGCGCTGAACCTGCCAGGGTTCGCGGCATCGCTGATCCGGGCTGTCACACCCACAGACACGGTACAACGAAACCCGCACGGCGCAAGCTGGGGCGGGGTTTTCGTTTTTGCCGATCGCTACAGTTCAACCCACGTCCTCAGCGCGACGGGGTGGCATATGGATTTCTTCGATTGGATTTCGCCGAACCTCTATTGGCTCTTCGATGACAAGCCGCCTCCTCGATCGAGCAGTGGATTTATGCCGTTGCGGTGGACCAAGGAAGAAGACGGGTTGATAAGAAAGTACTATCCAAATTTTTCTATGCTCAGCTTAGTTCTTCCTCATCGATCGCATAATGCCCGTAAGCTAAGAGCCTGCAAGCTTGGAGTTTCGAAGGCCGCTGCTCGATGGAGTGAGGTAGAGATTGGGTGGCTAAAAGCAAAATACCCTTCGGCGTCATGGGCCGAAATTCATAGAAATATACCAAATAGGTCGAAGGGCGCTATACTAAACCGTACTTGCGCGCTGCGTCTGAGGCGTCAGCGAAAAATGATAGATTTGTGCGGCTTAAGACTATTAGAAGATATTAGTGGCAAGGCAAAAGAGCTAAATTTTACTCTGGCCGACCTCGATGAAGAGGCAGGCATTCCGGGATATTTCACAAATTTCTCATCCGCAAACTATGCTTTGTTGGAGGGCCTGAATAAAGCAATCTCCGCCATGGGAGGCGAGCTCCAGATCCGATGGTATGGGCAGTAGCCTGGGCCTGGGTGCGGGGGGCAGCGGAAATACCCCTTACGGTTCGATATGCACCCTGCTCCCGCACCTTGCCAAAGAGCCCTTGAATTTGCTGGACTATTTCACTCCTGCCGGGCCCACCACCATGTCCTCTCCCGTAGCCCCCCGCGCTTCCCCGCTTCGCAGGTTGCAGGGACCGTCATGGGGCGGGATCGGCGCGGTCACACCCCGCCCGGATCGGGGCTGGCGGGGCTGCCGGCGACGCGGGATCGGGGCTCGGGTTTGCCCAGGCTCGTATTTCGGACCGGGCCAGCTGCGCGGCTGCTGCATGGTCGCGGTCATGGGTAGCCGGAAGGCCGGATCCGGGAAGCTGGTGGGCGCAGGCGGCCGATAGCCGAGGGACGAATGCGGTCGGGTGGCGGTCATGCCTCGCGGTGCACCGAAACGCATGCCGACCTGATCCCGGGCCTCCACGTGGCGGGTTCGAAGATCGTCCTGCACGCGCCGTGCGATGCCCTGGCGGGCACGGTGTGCCGACCGGCACCGGCGGCCGGTGCGCGTCTTCCGGCGGCATCGGAGCAGGAACGGGCGGACGTGAGAGCAACCGGGCAGGACTGGTTCGAGGGGCGGCTCGGCCTCGATCCGGACGGATCGACCGTCCGCGACGCGACGGCCACCCACACGGCGGTCGCCTGCCGCTGAGGCCGGGCTCCGCGCGGTGCGCGCTGCCGTCCCGCACGGGCATCACGAGACCGCCGCCGCCCTTATCACCGGCGGTCCCACGGCCGTCGCCCTGCGTGATCGGGCCGGGGACGGGGCTTGGTTTCGCGCCGACGGCACCGACAGGCTGGTCCCAAAGCTGGAGCGGCGCGACACCGTCATCCTCGACGACCTGAACCTCCACAAGGTCGCCGGTGTCCGCGGGGGCTCGCGGCGGCCGGCGCACGGAGCCGCCAGCGACCGCTCGACCGCCCCGACGTCGACCCGATCGATCCATCGACAAGCGCAGGATGAGGAGGCTTTTGCCAAGCTGAAGGCCTGCCTGCGCGCCGCCGCTCTCCGCGCCATCCCGGATCTCCGGCGCGCGATCCGGAAAATCTTCGCCGACTTCACGATGCAAGCGTATCGATGCGACCTCGCCGCCGGATACCGCCACGACGGCGCGACAGGAACGGAAAACGGCTCGCGCGCGCTGGAGCCAAGAAGGCTAAGTACCGATTTGAAATTGATTTCTCGTTCGGATCCGCTGCTACTGGTCGAGAAGCCGTGGAGCGCACGATGCCGTATCTAAGACAGAAGGCTTACGCACTCATATCAGAAGCTTTGGAAGAGATCGTTCCCCTTCCATCGCGCAAGATCCGCCTGGAACATAAGATTCATTTCGTCGATGTCGGTGCATCGAAGGGCATCCAGCCGAAATGGTTGCGACAGAAAGACAATATCATACCGGTGCTGTTCGAGCCGAATCCCGAAGAGGCGCGTCGCCTGCGCGATCAGCTCTCCGCCTTCGAAAAGTCCTTCGTGATCGAGACCGGCCTGGCCGACCGGAATGGTCCGCAGCAGCTCCATATCGGGGAGCATTATGGCTGCACGTCGATACTCGAGGCGAACTCGGCATTCCTCAGCGATTATCAGATCGCGGCCAGCTATCACGTCAAAGATACGGTCGAGATCGAATGTGCCCGCTACGATGGCCTCGTCGATGCCGGCAAGGCGCCCGTTCCGGACGTCATCAAGATCGACGTCGAAGGCTACGAGAGCCATGTTCTCGAAGGGTTCGGGTCGCTGCTTCACAACGTCGTCGGCATCGAGACGGAGGTATTCTTCTATCCCGTTTACAAACGGCAAGCGTTGTTTCACGACTTGATCGCGCAGCTCGAACCTTTCGGGTTGCGATTGAAGCGCATCGAAGAGGTTCCGGCTTTCGATGGAGACCTGGTGTGCGCCAACGCCTACTTCATGAAGGATCGGGTTGCCTATGCGAGGCTGAGCACGGAGCGGCGTGCGAAGTACGATCTGGCCGCTCACGTGTTTCAGATAACGGAGCGCCCTCTCGCTCGATGCTGA